GCGGTTAATCCTCCGTGAACATCCCCAAAGGTAATCTTTTTAATTCTACCTGTTGATGGATCTTTCACATAAACTTTATATTTTTTACCACCACCTGAATTTCTCATCGGATAACCGACTTTAACTTTTTTACCTTGATATTCCGCTTCAGATAATAGTTCTTCTTCAGTCATTAAATAAGGACAATCCAATGAAACATATTCACCTGTGGATATTCTAACCATCTTACCCAAATCAGTTTCAATTAACCATTTATCTGATCTATTCAATTGTATTGATCCTTTGTGATATAAATCCCTAACTTCACAAACTAAATTAAAATAACCATCCGAATATGGTCTAAAAACACTTTCAGATAATGTAATCTTATTATTAATGTGATACTTTAAATTCTTGGATACTTTAACATTTTCAGTTAAAACCATATTGGGTATAAATGTTTCAGAAATAACTCTTCTAACTATCTGTTTAATATTATTCATTTTTCAAGTATATTTATATTTATAAATACAATAATGTTTGATATTTATATTAAAAAGTTACGTAATGAAAAGATTAGTTAAAGAAAGCGATATTAGAAGAGCACTATATAAAATCATCAAAGAAGATGATAGTATGAGTTCTGCGGAAAAGAAAAAAGTTAAACCAAGATGTGTTCCTGAAAACATAATCCAATTGGATGAGATAGTTGGGGATTCTGATGGGTTCTCAAAATATTCTCCCGGAGTTTCAAAAAGAAACAGAGGGGTTAATGGTATTGTAGATACATTGGGAGTATTAAACAATATTAGATTGTTTAAGGACATTAAAGATGGTGGTGAACACTTGGCTTACGAAATGATGAATAACCTTAACAAATTCAGAAATAAGAACTATTATGATGAAACAAGTGGGAATTGTCATAAAGTTATGGATAAAGTAATTGAGTTATACAAAGAAAACGAACACGGGACTGAATTGGTGAAGGATATTGAAAAGGTATTAAACTTACAGGTTAGAGAGGACGAATTTACACCGTCTCCAAGAGCCAAAGAATATTTAAAACAATGTATCAACTTGGTTAAAGGACAATAAGAATTTAATTAGGACCGTTGTCGTTACGGCAACACCAAAAAGGGACAATTCGCTACTGTCCCTTTTTTATTGCTCAAAAATTTGGTTAGTATATCTTATCAAAATTTAAAGTAAATAGTTTTTGTCATTTTTTTTAATATTTATATAAAAAACAAGTATTATGAAAAAATTTTTTAATCAGTTGTTTTGTGACAACAATTCTATCAACGAAAAATCTGTAGTTGGGTTTATCGCCTTCTTAATGATGTGTATATTCGCAGGTGCGGATATTGTAACTGGATTCCTTGGTAAACCATTAGTAGTTAATGAATTTATCTTTAATTCATTCTTAATTTTAGTGTTAGGTTCATTTGCAATTGGTTCTGTTGATAAATTTATCAATAAGAAACACGGATCAGAAGACGAAGAAACTCCTGAAGGATAATTTATTAATTTTTATGTAATCCCCACTCAAAAGGTGGGGTTTTTTGTAACCTAAAATTAATATTATCTTAACACACTTTATAGATTTTTTTACTATATATTGTTGTTATGATAGGATTTATATTATTTTTCGGACTTATAATAGTATTACTTGGTAAAACAATCATCAAAGACAGACGAGAATATCGTGATTGGTATGAAAAATGTGATTACATTTTGAAAAAATGATTGATATTTTCATTATATTTGTATCCCAAATACAAAATATCACACTATGAGTTCAAGAAACGCTAAAAAACTACCTGAACAGGTTAAATTTGAGAGGACATTCACTTATGATGATTGTATCGTTATATGGAAATACGACATATTAAAGACAAAATCAGGTCCATATGAGGTAGAAGTCAAATATCCCAAAAAAACCACTAAATAAGGTATTCTTTTATATGGTGATTTTACCCATATAATTAATGATTTTTGACGAAAAATGGGTTAAAATACCCCTAAAATAGGACTAAAAACCCGTCAAAAACCTCCATAATATGTCAAATTTTGACTATAAATGATGAAAAAATTAACAATTTAGACAAAAAAAGGGGTTTTTTGGGTAAAATTGGGTAAATTAACACTAAAAAACCTTATTTTTAGCGTTTTTTAGGTGGTTTTCCCATTAAATCTTGTAAATTCTTTAAATTTTTATAAAAATCATCGGGAAAATTCAGATTTTTTCTTAAAATATCGGTATCAAAGGGAAATTCTTTGTTTTTTGGTATATTATTCATTGTTTTTATCATAGAAAACATATCTTTACCGTATTTTTTCCACCAAATGAATAAACCTATAGATATTACGCTTAAAACGAGCGTAAAAACGATTAAAACCACTGTTAACAACATATTATTTGAATTTGTAGGTTAATTATAGTGGTTTTAATCATATTTGTAAATTATTTAAGTAAATTATAGTATTTTTTGAACTTTGCTAGTCTATCATCAAGTCCGTGTGTCCCTCCATTCACTCTTTTAGTCACTTTAGTCACAACATCGTCCGATGAACCTAAATCACAGATACTCCACAACTTATTTACATCAAAAAAGAACGCCGCAGACGCTAATGGATACTTATTTGCAACTAAATCGGGGTTTGAGACACAATCTTCACCAATAAATTGGGTAAATTTGGTATAATTACCCTTACCTGTTAACTGAATGTATCCTCTACCTCTAAATTTATACCCTTCTTTAGTTGTTTCGTCACCATTTCCCATTCTTCCACCATAAACACGGGATGCAATCTTTTCAGGTTGTTTTGCATACGACTCGGCAAGTGTTCCTGGGAAGTATTTACCAAATATCTTCTTTAAACCATCCGCAGAATAGTTTAAATTCTCTGAAACCGCCTTAAAATTACCCGATTCGTGAGCACATTGAGCTAAAAAGTGTGCCAATCGTAAATTATTAGTGATATTAAACTTTTTTGCCGTCTCTGATATCTGTGCAATCACTGAATCGGGGATAGAACCTTTAAGTTTTTCAATATTTAACCCACTTACAGGTGTAATTACAACATCTTCTTTAATTACTTGAGGTTCTTGGGGTTCAGAACCAAACATTTTACTCCAAGTTGCGTTACCAACAATACCGTCGTCTTTTAATCCGTTATTTTTTTGCCATTCTTTGACTGCAGCTTCAGTTTTTGGTCCAAAAGTCCCAACTGCCTCAACACCTAATTTTATTTGGAGTTTTTTTACATCTTCTCCTTTCGATCCTACTTTTAATAACATAATTTTTATTTTATTGTTTATTTTCTGTTGCGTATTTAATACCCATAATAGTTCCTACTATTGAGAAGGCGTTAGTTAAGAGTATTCCAAAGATATTAGACCATGTTGCACTTATTACTTGGGTATCTTTACCCATCACTAGGGTAAATACATATACTCCCGTGGTGACAATACCAACACCAATGATAATATAAAGAGCAACTTTTACTATATTGGATATTAATTCTGTTTGGTTTCTTTTTTGTAGGATATCAAGATCATTAATCGCGTTTGTTTTTGCTTCTTCCGCTTGTATCCTCGCTTTTTCAGAATTAATCATTTCTCTTTGTAGATCTTGTTGAATTTTTTCGTTTTCTTCTCTCCAATCAATTAACTCTCCATTTTGAATTTCAATTTTTACTCTTTGTTCTTCAGCCTCTTTTAAGGTTGACTGAAGATCATCCATAATCTTTTGATTTTCAATATTTAAATTTATTAATTCCTCGTTTTGTTTCTGTATTTTTTTTGTCATCTCAAGACGCTTTCTTCTTTTGTCCCCGTCTTTTGTTTCACATTCTTTTAAATACTTTTTAAACTCCTCATCATTTTCAGTATCAATAAGTTTAGTAATATTACCTTCAAGACCTATACCCTTTTTAGTGTATAAATCCATTAAAGTTTTTTTAGTATTACTGTCTATTATTATCATTTGTATACTTTAAATGGTGCGGTTCTGTTTTTATATCCTTCATAATCTTTTCTGAACTCTTCTAAACGAGGTTCAATATCGTCAGATTTAATGATCCAAAATTGAGCACCCGCTTGGATTGCCTTTGCTTGTTCTTCAGGTTCATTTGATGACGATATAATTCCAACAACTACGTGATTACCATATTCAAAATTAATTTTTCTAATTAATTCTATACCATCAAAAGAACTACCAATGATGTTTAAATCAACAAACACACATTCAGGTTTATCATTATCATCCCCACTTTTGAACCATTTTTCAAATTTCTTTGCCGCTTCGTCAGAGCTATTTAACGCATTTAAAGACAAACTTATGTCAAGTAACGAACAAGCATCTTCAAATACTAAATGGAATAAATCCTCATCATCTACCAATAAAATTGAATCAATCATTTTTTTCTTTTTGTTTTTTTTATTTTATTTTTATTTTCATTTTTGTTCCTATTTCATTTTTCTCACAGGTAATATCAAAACCGTGTTCTTCTAAAATTGCAACGCAAATATTTAATCCTAATCCTGTTCCGGATTCTTTTTGTCCTTCTTTTCTTGTATATGGTTTGCATAAATGATTAAAATCTTCTTGGGTGATTCCTCTACCATTATCTTGTATGTAAACAGTGTTTTCGTCAAAATAAATTTTAACAAATTTTGAATCCGAATCATTATACTTTAAACCATTTCTAATTAAATTGTCAACTGCGGTGCAGAACAAAGGTTCATTTACCTCAATAGTTGGTAATTCGTCAATAATTACTTGACTACTATATGCGGTTGATGATAGGTAATCAGATAGGATTAATTTTAAATCACATTCAGTTTTATTTAATACAACATCTTTTTTTACAAGATTGGTAAATTCATAAACACCTTTATATACTTTTTGTGAATGTTTTAAACCTTCCTTAATCATTCTAATTGGTGCCTCAATTTTTAATGATGTAATATCTTCAGAACTCAATCTTCTTTCTAAAGAACTTAATCCTCTTGGCATATATGTATTAATACCGGAGTGCATATCGTGTCTTAATATCTTTGCTGCGTGTTCTAAATAGGTATTTTTCTTCTCAATCTCTTTCTTTTGTTCATAAGAATTGGTGATATCTGTGGCAATTTTCATAATACGATAAATTTTACCGTCTAAACCAATGATTGGGTTATAAGTTGCTTGTAAATAAACTAAAGATCCGTCTTTTTTGATTCTAGTAACCTCACCGGTAAATAATGTCCCGTCATTTAATTTTTCCCAAAAAATACGATATTCGTCACTTTTTGAATGTTCTTCATCTATAAAAATTCTATGGTGTTTTTTAACCACCTCATCCAACGATGAATATCCCATAGTATCTAAAAATAAATTATTTGCAAAAATGATATTCCCTTCTAAATCAAACTCAATAACTGCGTTTGATTTATTTATTGCATTCATTCTATTACGAATTTCTACTTCTTTTTTCTTAAGTTCTGTCACATCTTGTCTAATTGATGAGAACCCCTCTAATTTACCCTCCTTATCAAAAATTGCTCTAATATATGTGTCAACATAATACAATTCACCTGATTTAGATTTATTGGTAACGACATCATTCCAAATCTCACCTTTCATTACGGTTTCATACATCTTACCCCAATATCCTTCCGGTTGAGAATCAGAATTAACGATACTATGATCTTTACCCATTACTTCTTTTAATGTCCATCCCGACACCTCTTCAAATTTAGAGTTTACATAAGTTATTTTTCCTTTGTTGTCAGCAACTGAAACAATTGAGGATTCATTCAAGAACTCTTCAGTTTCTTTATTTCTCCTACTTAAATCATTACTTTCTTTAACGGAATGTGAGAATGTATATAAAGATGATAATAATTGGGCAAAATCAACCTCAACTTTATCCCACTCACGAAGAGTTAAACTTTCAATACATATAACACCTATAGTTTCTCCTTTATATATAATGGGAACATCTAACATAGATTTAACGCCAAGAGGTTTTAAATACCCTTCGGTAAAACAAGAAGTTGCGTTATGTGTTTCCGCATCATTCGCAATAATAATTGGATTGATTAGGAGTGACAAAAAATATGGTTGGAAATCTTTTTTATGTAAGACGATATTTTGATACCAAGTATCTTCGGATTTAACATATAATTGTTCACATATGATTGAGGTTTTATCTTCATTATATAACCATATTGAACATCTGTCGGCATCTATAGATTCGGTAACTTCTTTGGTTAATACTTTGGCACCTTCATTGGTGTTTCCTTCGTAAAATAACGAATTGTGGGATTGTGAAATTAAAGTTTCATTTAATTCTTTAACATACTGACTATGTTTTTCACTTACTTTATTTCTTTTTAGATATTCTAAAACAACAACCGAGAAAAATGGTATAAACGCCAAAAAACAAGCGTAACCAAAATACCCAATCTCGTCAATATATTTAATAAAATTAAATACGACTAATGATTGGGTAGTAAAAAAAGTAATCATAATGATTACTGAAATAAACAAGGAAACTTTGGATAATTTTGTCATACTAATAAATATAACAAAATTCCGAAAAAACTATTTACTTTTACTGTATGTATACCATACACAAGTAAAGATACCCAATATAAAAATTGGGGTTGCAATACCGATATAAATCTCTAAACTCATCTCATTAAATTTATAAAACCATTAATACTTCTTCTCTCATCGGTGTTAATTACACCAAAATCTACTTTCCAAACATAAACCCCTTCTTTAACGGGTGAACCATCGTATGTTCCATCCCAAGAGTCATTAGGATTATGACATTCCCATATCATTTCACCCCATCTATTAAAAATATACAGATCAAATTTCTCTTCATCAATACCGTTAAAATAAAATTTCCAAGTTTGATTATGTTCATTACCATCCGGTGTAAATGAATTTGGAATAAATGATAATACATCACTCTCAACAATTAAAAGTTTTGAGATAGTGTCTGAACAACCGAGTTCGTCAACCACGGTTAAGTAAACCGGATATTGTCCTGTTATTCCTTCAGGAAAAGTCATAATTGGGTTATCAGACACGCTTGTTGTCGGTGATCCGTCAGGGGCATACCAATACCAACTAACAATATTTGAATATGATTGATCTTGCATCATTACTGATGTATTGAAAAATGTGGTTGGACTTGATGCGATATTAAATTGTGCGGTAGGTAATGGACGAGTTTCAACTATGTTATTAAATGTTTGAGTATATACACAACCATAATCTGAAGTAACTGACATTGTAATATCCCATATACCCGCCGAATCATAGGTATGTGTGATGTTGTCCGTTAGTAATGTTGTTGTGTCGGTATTATCCCCAAACATAATAAAAGAACTAACCATATTGATTGCCGGTGATGAGGTATTCGTAAATGTAAAATTACCAGGAATACATAATATTGTTTCATTAGGAACTAAAGACGGTATTATTGGTGTTGGATAATCTAAATAAACATTAGCGTCTATTTGACACCCATTCGCATCTTGAATTGATATAACATAATTACCTCCAGATAATCCGGTGATGGTACTACTTGAGGGAACATTATCAATTAGATAATTGTAAGGTGGAGTTCCTCCATTACCAACCATAATTATTGAACCATCATTTCCATCACAAGTAACATCAGTTTCAATAATACTATTAAAAATTAATTGAGTTGGTTGGTTTATTGTAATGGAAGAATTTCCAGTACATCCGTTGTTGTCGGTAACTAATACATCATAGGTTCCGGCACATAAATTTATTGCGGTTTGAGTTGTTTGTCCATTTGACCATAGATAGGTATAATTTGGGATACCAGTACTTGCGGTAACGGTCGCCTCACCGTCACACCCTAAATTACAAAGAGGTTCGGTAAATGATGTTATACTTGTTTGTATACTAGGGTCACCGGGTAACACAAAAACAGTATCAGGACCTAAACCTCCTACAATTGAATTACAAGTTGTCCACCCTTCATTACAAATCGGATAAACAAACTGACAAGTATATTCCGCACCTCCAACAGGTGGTGTAACGGTAATAGATTGTCCTGTTCCAATTGGAATAGGATTTCCTACTTCATACCAAGTCAATGTTGGGGTAACAACAGGTCCCGATGGAGTCCATCTCCAAGCATCGTTATTGGCAACCCAAGCCGTTGAGTTTCTTCCTGGGACGGTAATTCCTACTGTTCCCGTATTATTATGAATACCCTCAACTGCGGTTCCTCCTTGCCAAGTCACACAAGATGGTTTATTTTGTATGTAATTTTCAATAATGTTTGTCGTTTCGTAGATTACAATATGGAATGTTCCTTGATTACCGGTACAAGAAAACATAGGAACTCCTATCCAACTAATAGTTAGTTTTCTACAAGGGGCAACTCCGGTTGTTTGGTATTTGATTTGCCCACCAAGTCCTGGATGCCAATCTTGCCAAGGACCCATAATACAATTATTTGGAACTAAAACATTACCTGTTGGTATTGTTTGTGATGTAAATGTTGTTGGTTGTCCTGCCGAAAAAGAAACCCAACCGTTGGATCCAACATAAAATTGGGTATATGTTGACCCAAAGAAACAAAAGTTAAACCCAATATTAAATGGTCCTTGTTGGGAATCATCTGTCATAAACAAATTAGTCCCCGTATTTGTTTGTGCAACATAAGGAATATTTGTTACCCCATAATCAGTGGTTTGATTTGGGTTTACACCACCCGGACCACACTGACTTAAATCGGCAGTTAGAGTAGTGGAATTTACACCGCAAGGTAGTAACTGATCATCTCCAAGATATGGACAATATTGTGCGAATAATATTGATGACATTAGTGACATCAATAAAGTTAAAATTAAATTTTTCATAGTTATGTGATAAATAGTTATTATTTTTTTTATGTTCCCGATAGACGGGGGTTAATTAGCAAAAGAAGCCATTGTTTTATTATTTATTGTTATTATATTTTCAAATATGAAAAGGAGGTTACAGATTATTTTAAATAAAGTTCTAAAAGAACAAAAAGATATTTTGTATGGGTCAAATAGTGAGATTGTTGTGAATGATGTTAATTGGATTAGAAGTAAAAAAACTTATATGGTAACAATTACTATTTACGCCGATAACATTGAAGAATCTGTTGAATCTCACTCCGGTGGTATTGAATATATGATGGATTTTGGATGGCCGATATTGGGTAAAGATTGTAAACCAATTATAGTATCATCGTTGGATGTAAAATTGTAATTGGTAAGTCCCTCAAAGATTAATCCCACCACCAACGCATTCTTTCTCTCAAAATTTTAAATAGTAAATCGTGAGCCCTTTCTTGATTATATGATGCAACCCAAAAACAAAGGGTGGATTTATCAAGATCTGGTTTATCTTTTAAAACTTTACGAACAGTCAAAGGATATTTAGACAAATACTTATCATCATCTTCCCAAAGTATGTCAAGATGCAAAGATTTAATATCGGGTCTATCTTCCACATCTTCAAATCTAAATTTTGTTTCTCGGTAATCCAAATATTCCACACCATAATATTCTTCTCTAACTCTTTCAATTAGATTTAGAACTATTGTCATATCACGATTATCTGTTTCAATTCGTGTGTGTCTATTTGAGGAAACAAGTTCTTTTCTTTGGAACTCTATTTTTTTTTTCAAGATATCCAAGATGAATGAACTATCCCAATCTCTTTGTTTCCAAATAGTTGGCGTCCATTTAATTAAATTATTACAACCCGTCAAAAATGTTTTTAACCAAATAGGTAATTTTCTCCATAAAGATTTTCTTTCCCATGCGGAGTCGTTAGGTATTGGTAGTTTTTCGTAATTTTTCATCTTCATTATTTTTATACTCCAAATATAACGAAAATATTATTAATAAGTTTACAAATATTGATAAAAAAATTTCAAGCAACCAATGCCATTCAGTTTGGGTTAAACTCATATGTGTCCCAAACCAAACAAATGAACCATATCTTTGTCCGAAAACAATTACCAAATGTTTAATAAATGGTATCATCGTTTTGAGGTAAGTTTAATATTATTTCTCGTCAGATTGATTATCTTCCATTGTATCATCTTCCATTCCCATTTCAGTTTCAACAATAATTTTTTCAATAAGTTCAGCCAATTCGTTTTCCGTTAATCTAATTACTTTTTTCATTGTGTTTTTTTTTTATTTTTTTATTTATGTAGTTGTGGTAAAACTTTTTCCGAAAAGAACAACGAAACCTCGTGTTCTAACCCCTCAAGGTTATCTTGTAATCTCACATCGTCATCAGATAACACACTATAGAAATCGTAGTCAACTAAATGTCCTCGTTCATCCGAAATTATAATACCAAGATATTCATCACCATTAAATTTAATTTCACCATAATATTCAACCTCATCACCCTTATCAATTTCTTCGGAGAATGTAAATTGGATTGGTAATCCTGATATTTCATCTTCAATTACCTTACCTTCTCTTTCATCGTATACTTCAGAAGGATTAACAAACTCATCAGGATGTCCACCCTCACTAGTGTGTTCGGAATAATATTTTAAGTATTTTTTTTCATCAATACTCAAAGAGTTATATCCTTTTTCGGATATCTTGTCCAATAGAGAGTCAACATAATTTTGATTCTCAAGTAATATCTCATATTGAGATTCTGTTATTAAATATTTCATCTATACCACATTTATTAATTCCAATCTAAAAAGATACCATCAATATTATAAATTCCAAATGATTTTGACACATATCTTATTAAATCGGACATTATGTCCTTAATTTCCAATACTATATCGTCCCATAATTCGGGGGATATGCCCTTGTTATCATAGAGATCATATGTCCCACTTCCATCCATTAGTGTGACATTACCCTTTATAACGTCAAATAAACCACCGATTATATATCCCCCATGGATTGATTCGTTAAAATGTATGTCATATATTTTGAATGAAAAATCATACCCGCCAACAGGGATACCATAGTTTTCAATATCATCGGTAGTTAATACTTTATTCACAAGTTCTTTATTTATACGAGAAAAAATAACATCTTCACCACCATACCATTCAATAATCCATTCTTCTAATATAGATGTATTATGTAATCCAACCGACGTAGCCAATACCGTGTTTATTTCAGGTTTGATACCTTTAGATTTTTGTTTATCCCAAAATTTAAATACCGACTTTTTTATGTTGTCCATCGGTCTACCAGGAAATTGTTCCCTCAAAATTTGTCTAATCCTATTACGACTTGGTGAATTCATATTAATAAATATCAATAAAACATTTTACATTACAAAAAAATAATAATACACTTGTTAAAAACAATATTATTATGACAAAAATACAAAATGGAGACCTGGTAACAGTGCATTACACAGGTAAATTAGAAGATGGTTCAGTTTTTGATTCGTCTTTAGATGAGGGTAGAGAACCTATCGTGGTTAAACTTGGTGAAGGAACCCTTATTAAAGGTTTTGAAAACGGTTTAATTGATATGGAAGTTGGTGAGAAAAAAACGGTTGAGATTAACCCTGAAGACGCTTACGGACAACCAAACGAATTGATGGTTTCTGAAGTTCAAAAAAATCAAGTTCCTGAAGGAATTAAAGTTGGTGATATGTTACAAGCAATGACCCCAAATGGACCTGTTAATGTTACAGTTCTTGCGGTTAATGAAGACACGGTGACTCTTGATGCTAACCACCCTTTATCAGGTAAAAAGTTGATTTTTGAACTTGAGGTGGTATCAGTTGTTGGGGTATAAACTTTGTCTGATATCTTCATATTCAGGATCTAACATATTTTTGAGAGCGGGGGTTTCCTTGCTCTCATCTACAATAATTATGTATTTTTCAATCCTAAAGTCTTTAGTAGATCTTTCATGCCAATCCCACTTAAAAGTAACATAATCATCCGGTAAAGATTCGTATAAATTTTGTAAAAAATTTTGCATTTTTTTATTAAAAATGTTTCCAAACGATTCAAAAATTTTTTCGTTTTCATCAATATCAATCATTGCAAAAACATATGACGATTCTACATCTTTCTTAAAATATTCCTTAATTCCTTCTACACCATATCTGGTATAGAATTTTTTTGGTAAAACATTATAAAAAGTTATAAATTGAAAAAATTCAACCGTAATATTAATACGTAAAAAGTATTCATCTTCATCAATGACAGACATATCCTTAACATAAGGGAATTTCTTCATTAACGCCTTTTTTATAAGTTCAAAACCCCTTTCTTGTTTACTTGTAAATCCTTCCATAACTATAAATATATTAAAAACAAAAAACCCCACCAAATGATGAGGTTTTAATTTGTCCAATCATTTTATTGGAAATAGGTTTGTTCAAAGTATAATACTTGGAATTTATCTTTAGTGTCAACTAATTGACTACCGTTAATCAAATCATTATATTCAACAACCGCACCTTTTTGAATTTCTCTAAATTCAGTTAAAAAATCAAAAGTCGTAATGTCTTCAGAAAACAAATCTTGAGAATCCTTATTATATGCTTTCATTAAACCCAACTCCATTTTATACGCTCCGTGAACAATCTCAATAAGGTTATCAAATTTATGATCAATTGGAGCTTGAGGTATTTGGGGAATAATATTAAAATCCGTCATATACTCTTGAATTTTTTGTGCGTGTTTCAATTCGTCTTTAGCCTCTTTTTGGAAAAACTCCGCGGCTTTCTTATAATTTTTATCTCTACACCAGTTTGTTGCTGCTCTATAGAAATAATGTGCGGTATACTCGTCTTTAATTCTATCAGTTAAGATTTTAATTGTTTTTGAGGATAACTTATATAATTCATCATTACCTTCATCGGTATCTTCGGTGTTATCGGTAGAGTCGTCAGTATCATCTTCCTCCTCCTGTTCAAGTAAACCTCTTCTTTTAATTTCCTTGAATAATTCTTCTTTTAAATTTTTATCGTCCATAATATTTTATTTTAATTTTAACACTTTTTCATTGTGTTTTGAACTTTTATTACTTGACCCGGAATGATAGAATCGTTTTTCAACCCATTTATTGTATTAATGTCATCAAGAGTTAATCCGAATATTTTGGCAATCTTTAAAAGTTGATCACCTTTTTGAACGGTATAACATCCTGTTGTAAACCCATCTTTTATGTGTTTAGGGGCGTTTGCCAATTCTAAACCCATTTTACTTACACTACCTGTTACTTGTTCGTTCATAACCCTTTTAACAATTCTTGTCAAATCTGATTCTGTTAATTTAATTACTCTTTTCATATGTTGTTTTATTAATAAATATCGTATCGTTAATTTATTTACCAATTAATTCCAGGACCAAAAGTCCTCTCATCAATTATGTCGTTTATAAATAGTTTAACATTTGGTATAATATCCTGAATACTATATTGTAATTCCCCACGAATGTTTTGGAAGTCCTCTCTTT